GTACCTAATAGCCAATCTAGTTATAAATTAAAAGAATCTGAAACCGTAGGTTTCACAAAGGAGATAAGGGTTCCTATGAGAAGATGGGAAGATGATGGAGACTCTCTGGCAGGTTTTGGACTCGTTGAGCCGAAAGACGCCCCGCAACCAAAGATACGAAAGAGCGACCCTAAAACTAGAGGCAAGCGACCAGAGCACGAATGGACAGCGATGGATGTTGCTGCAGAGTTTAGTTACCAAGTGGGCCGTAAATACCCGCTACTTCCAGGAACTGTTTCCGTCAAATCGCTATCAGGCGCAATACGAAAGTTCCGCTCACAGTACGGAACCACCCCGCTCATAGAGCTTGAACTACTTCGGCTGTTCATGCAGGATGAACGTAACTTCAAAGACATTGGGGATGAGGCTCCTCACCTTTACAAAAAGTACCTTGCCTCCTTCGGCACGAAGATGAACCAAGCAAGAGAGAACCTAGGGCTAAACAGAGTTACTGCTAAAGTTGAGACCACCCCAGCATCTGGTACTCTCATCTCCAGTGACGGTCGTGTGTTCCAGAACTCTTTGAGTGGACGTGCACAACTAGAGCGACATGAAAAACGATTGAAAGGCAAGGAGAACTAAACGTGGCAAAAAAGATTACAAAGAAGTTCACAGCAACACTCACACTAAACACCGAACAAGGTGGCGCATGGTTGGCTAATGTCAGCCTTCTTACTCCAATGATTGATGATGAAAATCCCAACTCAATGCAACCAGCAGAGGCTGTAAGTGCAGAAGCAGCTTGGAAAAATGCATCAGCAGGTAAGCGTTGGATTAAATCACAGGTGTTAGCGATGACACCTCGCAAAAGCGTAAAGCTAGAAACAACTAGAGTTGATAAAACAACTGACAAGCCAACGGCTTTCGTTGGAGTACTGGAGTTTAAATCCTAATGAATCCACTAAGTTACACACTAAAAGAAACACCTGATCTAATGAAGGACGAAGACTTCTTGGAATACCTTGAAGAACACTCAGTCCCAGAAGCAGAAACACAGATTGCTTTTGCTGCTTGGCTTAAGGAAAACGAAGACAAGTAATTGGAAGAAGACGAACTAGAGCAAGCCCTAATGAGACTATTTGCGTTAGGGCTTGTTTCAGTTGACTACGATGAAACTTTAAGTCCTCGGTTTGCTATAACGGATGCGGGCCGAATAAAGTTAGAAAAAGAATTGGGGGGTAACACAGATGTATGACATCAACACTTTGTCTCCATTAAAAAAGCACTGGCTACTGCGTACTTCAAACATCCCACGCAGATTTATAGGGCTAGAACCAAGTGACATTACTGAGAAAGTAGGTTCATTCCCAGGAGAGTTATCTTCTTGGGTTGACGATGTAACTTCAGGTCATGTTATTAAAAGTATTGGGAACATCGGCGTAAACGGCGTGGGGCTTGTCTTTGATGGTGGCCCTGGTCTTGGCAAGACAACTCACGCAGTTGTTGCTGCTATGGAGATTGTCCGTAACTTGCCAGATGATGATGCTCTTGCAAGTAAGCTATTGGGATTAAACTCAACTGAGTACGGGTTAAAGTTTCGCCCTGTTTACTACATGACCTATCCAGAGTTTCTATCTCGTAAGAAGTCAACCTTTGATATGGAAGGGGAAGATAAACGTGAGATGAGTTATGAGTTAGATGGGTTTCATGGTCGTTGCCGTTTTGACTGGTTAAACGTCAGGGTATTAATACTTGATGATTTAGGTAAAGAATACGGGTCTAAGTATGACGACACATCATTTGATGAGATTCTAAGACTGCGCTACGACAAGGGATTGCCTACAATTGTTACTACCAATGTTCGTTTAGAAAATTGGGAATCGCAGTACAGCGAAGCAATGGCGAGTTTTGCTAACGAAGCGTTTATAAGAGTGCCTATACTAGGTTCAGACCTAAGAGGTGCCCAATGAAAGGACCAAGCATGAACGCAGAGTGGATGACTGTTCAGCAGTTCATCTCTGCCCAAGGCGTGGGCGTATTTGAGGTTGAGCTAGAAACCAAGTCTAAACAAACTCGTTGCAACTGTCCAGTGTGGAATAAGAAGAGCACTTGCAAACACACCTCCTTTGTAAACAATAAGATTAAAAGCACAGGTCATTACTCAATCAACGTACCCAACTCAGTGCCAGAAGAGTGGGCATACGAGGCTAGCGAAGACCCTCAGAAGTTTCGTGAGTTTGTAGTTAACTACGCAACGATAGAAGTTATATGAAAAACGGAGACATTTCCAACGTCTCCTCTCCGCAGGTAGTCTGTGTAACAGACGTAGCTCTGAAACTAAAAGAAGAAGTGTCTAAACGTCTTTTGGTAAAGAAGACTTCTTTTGTGGTAGGAGAGATTGATTTACTTGCAGCTAACAAGCTGTGGCAACTGTCAAACAACTATGCATTTTCTTTAGAGCTAGCTGGCTTTGAAAGCGAAGGCTGGACAGAAGAGCTCCTTGATAAAGCCTTTGAGAAACTTGAGCGCAGGGTTGTCAACCCATTCAACTACTGGCAGCTCTATGAGGACCCACACGAGCTGATAGGGGCTCTGCCATATCGTGCTAATGTTAAGGCTGTAATAGATGTTCCAGGCCGAGTCGCTATGTATGGTTCGGCAGGGGTACAGTTAGATAATATCTAGTCCTTGAGGGAGGGCGTTATGTTTAGTGTTGCTAATGTTATTTGTCCGATGTGTCATTCAAACAAAGTCTCTAGACTGTATGTAAATAGTAACTCGTATTTGCAGTGTCAAGAGTGCGGGGAGCGGTGGAAGTAATTGGCAGCAGATAACGAACACAGACTCGTTAGCAAGGTAATCAAGGAACGTGAGATTACCCCCGTACTTCAACGCGGAATAACAGATGTCTGGTTCTTAGATGATGACAACAAAAAAGTTTGGGCGTTTGTACGTAAGCACTACAGCGAGTACAGCGAAGTGCCTACGGCAACAACAGTTCTTGACCATTATCCAAACTACAAAGTTCTTAATGTTGAAGACAGCATGGACTATTTGTTGGACACGATGGTGGATTTTCGCCGTCGTATGCTTACACGACAGGGTTTAGAAAGTGCAGTTGAGCAGTTACAAGACAACAACCATGACGGCGCAATACTTGCTATGGAAAAAACTGTTTCCAAAGTTAACGAGCAAGGAGTACTTGGTACTCACGAAGTTGATCTAACTAAGAACACAGAAGAGCGTTACAAGGAATATCAATCAATCCAAAATCAAGAGTTCTTAGGTATACCTACAGGGTTCAAAGACATTGACGAAGCAACCGCAGGTTTACAGGGCGGTCAGTTAGTGACAATTATTGCTCCACCTAAAACAGGTAAATCTCAGGTTGCATTACAGGTTGCTATTAATGTCCATAAGCTAGGTAAAGTACCTATGTTTCAGTCTTTTGAGATGAACAATCACGAACAACAGCAGCGTCATGACGCAATGCGTTCACACATTGACCATGGACGACTACGACGTGGAAAGCTTTTACCGAAAGAAGAAACCCGTTACATTGACATGCTTAATGCTATGGAGACAGAGCACCCATTTCATCTAGTGGATGCAGTAAATGGTATTACGGTGTCTGCTTTGTCAGCAAAGATTGAGCAGTTAAAACCAGACATTGTTTTTGTAGACGGCGTGTATTTGATGCTTGATGATTTAACTGGTGAGATGAATACCCCTCAAGCAATTACTAACATCACCCGTGCCCTAAAGCGTTTAGCGCAGAAGATTGACAAGCCGATTGTTATTACCACTCAGACTTTGCTATGGAAGATGCGTGCTGGAAAAGTTACCGCAGACTCTATTGGTTACTCATCTTCTTTCTTCCAAGACTCAGATGTCATTTTAGGTTTAGAGCCCGTAGAAGAAGACGACTCTATTCGTTTGTTAAAGGTTGTTGCTTCTCGTAACTGCCCACCTAAAGAAACTTCATTAACCTGGAAGTGGGAGACGGGATGTTTCCACGATGAGTCAGCAATGATGAGTTGTGAGTTCTGCTCTAATTGGGATAATAATGGTTGACGTAGAAAAAGTTTTACTTTCATTAGATATACCCCTTGTCTCTCAGAGAGGTGAAGAGGTACAAGGGTTATGTCCAATGCACAAAGCTCGCACTGGAAAAGAAGACCACAATCCGTCGTGGTGGATTAACTCCGTAACTGGAGCACATATCTGCTTCTCGTGTGGTTACAAGGGCAACGTGTATACGTTGGTTGCAGATATCAAAGGCATTGATTATTTTGATGCAAAAGATTATGTGACTTCTAGTGCAGAGCTTGATGTGGATGTACTGTTAAAGCGTATCCGTGAATTGCCACAGTATGTCACCATTGAAGAACCAATAGCTATGTCAGAGGCTCGTCTTGCTGTGTACACAGAGCCGCCAGAGAAAGAACTACGGAAGAGGTACATCAGTGCAGAAGCAGCAAGACATCACGGCGTCCTATGGGATGTTGCTAACGAAGCCTGGATTGTTCCAATCCGTGAACCTAACGATTACTCTTTATGGGGATGGCAAGAAAAAGGTGCACGTGGTCGTTTCTTCCGTAACCAGCCGCAAGGTGTTAAGAAATCAAGAACCGTCTTTGGCGTAGAGGTTATGTCTACAGAAACACTGGTCGTTGTGGAGTCCCCACTAGACGTAGCAAGACTTGCTTCCGCAGGTGTTGAGGGAGCAATCTCTACCTACGGAGCAATCATCAGTGAAGAGCAAGCAAAGATTATGCGTAGAGCAACCAGGGTAATTGCAGCCTTTGATAAAGATGATGCTGGAATACACGCCAATGAACTTATGCGTGGATTTGCTCGCAAGTATGGTATTGAATTGTCCTACTTCAATTACACAGGTATTGATGTAAAGGACCCAGGCGATATGACTGAAGCAGAGATAAGGCAAGGGCTTGATACAGCTCGTGACATGATTTATGGCAAAGCAGCCTACGTATGGCATTAGATGCACGGGGGATACCGACGCACGCTTGTCCTTCTTGTGGGCATTTAGTATTTAAAGTTAAAGCAATGTTTGAGGATTACGATATCGCTATGTGGTTTGTTGACGGAGAGTGCGATGATTGTGGAACTTTATTAACTGTTCCCTGCCCAGTGGATGACCCAGATGTTCAAAGGTGAGTTAAAGCCGTATCAAGTAGAAGACGTTAACAAAATGGCTTCTCGTCAAAAGATGCTTGTTGCTTATGAGATGGGTTTAGGAAAAACCTGTATGACTATTGCTGCG